ATATTGGGCAAGGAGATTCCAGGCTATATTGATTAAGACCCTGGACGGAATCTTCAGTCATGCTACAACTGGAATGGACACAAACAAACACGATATTTCCGGTGCTCCCGATGCGGAAGATGATGATGTTATCAGCGCAAAGACCGCAGTTGACGCAATCTACAAACTGGGCGACAACGCAGATAAGCTGACCGGTTTTGCAATGCACAGCGCAACGGTGGCAAAGCTTACGAAGGATGACCTGATTGAAACTATTCCTCCGTCTGAAGGAAAGCCTGCAGTCAGAATGTTCCTTGGCAAACCTGTCATTGTTGATGACAGCCTGCCGGTGTCCGAAGGCGTATACACTACCTACATCTTCGGTGCTGGCGCATTCGGTTGGGGCGAGGGTGGAGCTCCCGTGCCGGTGGAAACAGCAAGAGACGCTCTGGCCGGTGACGATATTCTCGTTCACAGGAGACACTTCATCCTGCATCCGAGGGGCGTTGCCTTCCAGAATAAAGTTGTAACGGGTGCAACGCCGAGTAACACCGAACTTGCAAATCCTCAGAATTGGAAGAGGGTGTATGAGCCGAAGAACGTGCGCATTGTCCAGTTTAAGCACAAGCTCGTTACAGCATATTCCTCCGGGACATAAGGGGGGGATATAAGTGAGGAAACTTGATTATTATAAGAGGTTTACCTATATTCCCAATGAGGTCTATGAGCATCTGAAAGGATTAGAAGATGCGGCCGGGGGTGACGTTGATCTCGTCATCCTCCCGGCCATGACCGGCACACCCGCAACTGGACCTGCGCTTGAACCTACCGTGAGTGAAGCCAATGATGATTATGTTGCAACAGTAACAATGCAGATAATGAACAAGGCCAAAACAAAGGTTCTGGAGTGGTTCAACGGAACGCTTGAGGTTAAAGTTGATATAACGTCCACCTCTGGAACGATTGCTATAGACAATGGCACACAGGGCGGCGATGCAACATTTAACCTTGATTTTGAGAATGGCGTTGGCAAATTCACCATTACACTCGGCGGCACTTGGGCCGAGAACGATACCATCAAGGTAACGGTTGACGACAGCGATGTTGGTATCATGGGTTACACCGTGAAAAAGGAAAATCATTTCTTGGTCCAGATTGTAGCCAACGAAGAAGCATAAATGAAAGGGAGGCCCCTCAAGCCTCCTTTTCCTTATGAGGTGCGTGATAATATGATTAAAGTAATAAATAGAAGTTTGCGAATCCCAATTGAAGATAAGGTTATCGGATATATCGGTGATAATCTGGTTGAAAAGAGATTATTCGAACTGGATAAATTTTACAATAATATAGATTTGTCAGAGTTTGAGTTTAAATTGGATACTCAAATTAATGGAACTAAAGACATAGTGGATTTAGATAAAATCGTACGGGAAGATAAAATAATTTTGGTATGGACCATATTCAAGTCCCATATGACCAAACCTGGACATATGTCAATTCAGATAAGGGCATTTAAGGACGATGTTGAAAAATGGCATTCTTCATTGGATTACGTTGTGGTACAGGAAAGTATTAATTCTCCTGAATTTTACCCTTCCCCCCTGCCTAGTGAATTTGAGCAAATGGAGCAAAGAGTAACCGCTATGCGAAACGAAGCGAATGCGGCGGCTCAAATGGCAACTGACCAGGCCAATAGGGCGCAAAACATTGCTGATACATTTGCGGTAGCCGAAGAAGGCAGGGTTAATGCTGAACACCTTCGGCAGCTTAATGAGGCTGAAAGACAAGCTGTAATTTTGCAATTTAAAGATTGGTACAACAATTCAAATTTGACAGGGCGCTTGCCCTTCTTGATTGATGGAGGTGACTTTGGGGATGTTATTGAAGGCTCCCTATACGACGGAGGTGATTTCTAAATGGGGGATACAATTAAATTTAAAAGGGGACTAAAATCGGGATTACCACAACTTAATCTTGGAGAACCGGCTCTTGTTTTGGATGAAAAAAGGCTGTATATCGGAGGACAAGAAGGTAATATACCTGTTCCTAATCAGCAAGATATTGAGGAAATTAATACGCAATTGGCGCAAACAGCAGAGCGACAAGAATATTTCATGGGGTTAACCGTTATTGATAGAAACAAACCAAAAAGAGGTATTGTTACTTTTTGGACAGATGACGGAGATATAGCAGATTGGACTGTTTTCAGACCAATTTTTAACGAAAGAGGTATTCCTTTTGTTACAGCTATTGTTACAAACACAGTAGGTAATAGCGGCAAACTTACTTTAAGTCAGCTTCTACAATTGCAAGAAGAAGGGCATGAGATAGCATCTCATGGGCATACACATCAATATTTAACGCAACTATCGGATGAAGAAGTCGAGTATGAAATTCGAACAAGTAAAGAATGGTTGACTAACAATGGATTTAAAGGTGAAAGTTTAGCCTTTCCGTTCGGTGATTTTGGGGAAAGAGAGAAAGAAATCGCTAAAAAGTATTTCCGTTCCGCAAGGTCTAGTGAATTTGGTACAAATGGATTGAATGACTCTCCTATTCCAACGTTTGAATTAGTAGCGATTTGGCTTGATGGTAACGTAGCATCCACACCACAAAACGACCCACTAGGTCTAGGTGTGAATACATTCCAATATTATAAACACTATATCGATCAAGCGCATGAAAACAATTCATGGTTAATTATTTGTTTCCACTCATGGGAATCGTTAGCACAATCTCAACTGTTTATTGATGTTGTTGATTATGCTATGTCTAAATGTGATATTTTAACAGCATCTCAAGCACTAGATAAAGTTGGGAACGTATTAGAAGTTGGCTCCTACAGTAAAAGGCATCCGTTTACTGAGCACATTGCGGTTGGATACAACGGTGTGATTGATACGAATAACTTAGACTTTAAATTTGTTGAGGTAAACAAGTTTGATGGAACGAATCACATTGATGACTTTGAAGATTTCAAAGTTACGGTTAATAGGGTTAACACGGCAACAGCAATAAACAGCGGTTTACCGGAAGGTTCGGCTGGAACACTGTACACATTCAAACCTTCATCCAAAGTAGACAATAACCTATACAACTATCAATTATTTGTAAATGCTATCTATGGCACTGTTCATATTCGAAGGGTAAATAGTAATAAAGAATGGGAAGAGTGGGAGCAATTAAGTGCAAACGGATTAATTAATGAAACTCAGTTTACTCCTGATACTCCATTAAGTAGCTTTGACAAAGGATTTTCTGTAAGTAGCATTAGTAGTGCTGTTGCTAATCAAACAAATGCCCCCGAAAAAAGAGCAGGTATTTTAATAACATACAAGGTTGGAAGAACTTCTACATCAGGGTATAACTATCAAGAATATCACATTTATGGTTCTGAAATAGTATATAAGCGTTCGTTCAATGAAGACGGAACACCTAAAGAGTGGAAACAGATAAATTCGCTGACACATGTCAACAAGGAGGTAAATAAATATGACCCGTTAACACCGATAAGTGATTTTGAACTTGGGATAACATTAACTAGAATATCCACACCTCGCGCTGAAACTTCTAATGCACCGGAACCACTTGGAGGTGTACTCATTACATTCAAAACCTCCGATAGTGACAATGGATTTAACTGGCAAGAATACCGACCATATAACACCGAAAGAGTTTATATAAGAAAATTCGCGTTAGACGGAACACCGGGAGAATGGGCTTTATATTCGTTTGTAAATATCGACTTTACTATTAACGCTTACGATGCAGCAACCCCTATTTCTAGTTTTCCAATGGGAGTGACTCGCAACAGGGTTAACGCCCCACGAGCCGCCGCATCAGGCGCTCCCGAATCAAAAGCAGGTGTTCTAATAACGAATAAAATCGATACGAACGATCATAGTTGGAATTGGCAAGAATACCATATTTACGGAACATCTGTAGTGTATAAACGTTCATTTTCTACTAATGGAGAACCGACATCATGGACTAAAATCAGCGCGGTCTATGACAATATTGCGAACTAAAAATTTTTTCGGGGCTCTATAACGATCTCATTTTTTCAAGAGGGGGTATACCAAATGGTGGACTCTTTGTCCTATGTTAACTTAATAGAAGCAAACGTATATTTTTCAAGCCGACTTCACGTTGATGTTTGGATTGAAGCCGCGGACACAGATAAGGAGAAAGCCCTTATAATGGCCACAAAAGCAATAGACCGGCAACCGTTGAGAGGGCGAAAGACCGATCTATCTCAATCCTTGGCCTTCCCCCGGTACCCCGACACAGAAATATCCCAAGCTGTGAAAGATGCATGCTGTGAAGAAGCATTAGCATTGCTTGAGCGTGGCAACAGTCAGCGGAGGAAATTGCAGCAGGAGGGAGTGCAGTCGTTTACATTGGGGAATATGAGTGAAACATATGCTGCAGGTGCAGGCAAGGGATTATTGAGCCAGGAAGCAAAGGAACTACTCCGGCCGTGGCTGATAGGTGCGGTGATGATAACGTGAGAAAAAGAAGAATCAAAATAAGATGGACGTGTTCCGACTACTGTCACCATGTACACAGGTTTAAATTCACAGCATGGCTTTGTGGCAGAATACAGTATTTGCTATATAAGTTAGGCAGGTGCTACAAATGATTAAAGGCTATCTTAACCAAACCGCCATATGGCATTACGCTACCGGGGAAATGAACGAATATGGTGAACCGGAATTCGGGAGCAAGACAATCAAAGTCCGCTGGGAAGGCAAACGTCGCCTTGTCCGAGACAACGAAGGCAGGGAGGTAGTATCAGAGGCCCGGGTATTTTGCACCGAAGCCGTGAAGCCTGGAGACGAACTGGAGTTTGGCGGGCGTAAATGGACGGTGCTTGCTGTATCAACGGTTCCGGATCTGGACGGCAAAGAATCACATAGAGAGGTGGCAATGTAAATGACCCGGAATAGATGGCGTATCAGGGAAGCAGTCAGAATTGCGGAAGAAGCAGCGCTGCAAGCACTGCGGACTGGCGCAGAAGCAATCCTCACTGAAGCCATTGACGAAACGCCTGTGGATACAGGAACATTACGTAGGAGTGGTACTGTGACAGTAGGAAAATTGCCGGACGGAGAAATGATGCACGAAGCCGCAGAAGCTGGTAATGAGATGAAAGATGCTTTCCCTGCGCCAATTGGTAGAGAAAAAGCCGTGTATATAAGCTTTAGTACCCCGTATGCCATACGGCAACATGAAGAGATTGATTATAATCATCCCCGGGGCGGCAAGGCAAAATACTTAGAGGATCCATTTAATCGGAAGAAACGCCAGGTAGTTCGTTACGCCGAACTTAGGGTTAGAAGGGCTCTTAGAAATGCACGTTAGCGAGGTGATGCCGATGTGATGTTGAACGAAATAGGTACCTATTTACAATCTCAGGGGATAGGAACCCTTGGGACTGATATGTTTCTCGGCTTGATGCCGGATCAGCCTGACAACTGCATAGCATTATTTGAATATGCCGGATCCCCACCGGATCTACACTGGAATGGCGAATATCCTGGCTTACAGGTACGGGTCCGGAACAAAAGCTATGCGGCTGCAAGGACAAAGATTGAAGAAGTAATGGAGAAACTTCACGGGCTACATGAGCAAACGCTGTCCGGCGCTCGGTACTTGCTTATCAAAGCCCGGGGCAGCCCAGAGGTATTGAAACGTGATAACAACAACAGGGTAGAACTATTTGTGAATTTTGAAATCATTAAGGAGAGTGATTAATATGGCATTGAGTGGTTTTGGCGGAGCTGTATATGTTGGCGACACACCAAAGAAGGTCGCGGAAATAGCAAGCTGGAGTCTTGACATGAGCGCAGATGATATTGACATCACCAGCTTTGACTCCGAGGGCTGGAGAGAAAGAATACAAGGCATAAAAGAATGGTCCGGATCTTTTGAGG